TGTAGCCGTTAAATTAATATTATTACCTGTTATAGTAAGGTCTGTACCATCACCTTCTATCTTCTCTCCATCATCACCAAATGTCAATCCTATATCGGCAGGTATATTAATATCACCACCTGACCCAACAGTTATACTTAAATCAGTACCATCTGATTCTATTTTTTCTGCTGTAGCAAATGTTAGTCCTACACCTGATGGAATGTTTACATCTGCAACTGCTGTAAGATTTATATTGTTACCTGAAACAGTTAAGTCAGTTCCGTCACCTTCTATTTTTTCTGCATCATCACCAAAAGTTAAACCAACATTAGCAGGTATATTAATATCTGTTGTTGCTGTTAAATTAATGTCATTTCCTGATGCTATTGTTAAATCTGTAGCATCACCACTTATATGCTCTCCACCTTCATCATTTAAATATAATTTTTTAGTGCTATCTATTACTATGTCATCTGAAAATTTAAAATGGTCTTCATCTTCCATCCAAGTAAGAACACCATCTGATGTATTACCATCAAATGTAATTGCTATATCTGTATCTGCTCCTGTACCAAATGTTAGTGTATTACCTAACAGTTTAGTTATAGGACCACCTTCGGCAGTAGTACCATCGTGTGTATGTCCTGTACTTGCAGCAAAAGCATTTACTAATTGGTCAAATTCATTATTAGTATCTGATGCTTGTATTACGTCACCGTCAGTATATGTGGACTGTCTTGTGAATGTTGCTCCCATTTACCTTCTTGCTCCTACTTGATATTCTAATCCAAATCCTTTTAACGAATATGGTGCAGTAGTTCCACTGTCATTAACTCTTAATGCTAACGCAAATCCTGAACCTTCTACAGATTGTCTAACTAATGGTTGTGTTGCACCACCATAAGTTGCTGTTCCATATGTTGCAGTTCCATAAACTGCTGCAACTTTCGTTGAATCAAAAGGATATGCATTTGGTCTTGCACCTTCTGCACTTTCATAATCATACCTTAAAAATAAATCGGCATTTATTGCTGCTTCAGGTGCATAGTTTAATATAACTCTTTGCATATGCTTACGTATGCCTGGGTCTCCAAATGTTAAATCTGGGCTTCTATATTTACCATTTATAGCAGTTCCATCAAAATCACTACCTTTTTCTTGTCTGTAAACATACCCATCAAAACCACCATGAATTGCTATAACATCTCCTGATTCAACTATTGTATCTGTAGATGAGGGTTTAACACCTTTTAATTTAGCAAATTCAAAGTTTTGACCTTTTAAAACACATATAACACCTATAGTGTTTTCTTCTGTTAATCCAGTTTTATTAAAAAATAATCTGTATTGTGTTTTATCAGGTATAACTATTGAGTTAAACAAATCAGCATTTTGAATATTATCATCAATTAAAGACTGTATACTTTTACTAATTGTGCCAATTTCAACGTCACCAATTCTTGCTGTACCTGCTACTGTACGTAATCCGTCAGGTCCTAAAAATATTAAGTCACCTGCAAATTCTTGTATTGTACTACCATGTTTATCTATACAACCAATATTTCTTGTTACAGGAGTTATTGCAAAATTAGAACTACTAGTACCACTTAATTTAAATATTCTACTTTCACAAAAAATAAATAAATTATCACGGAAAACTTTTAAACCTGTTATAGTATTATCAACTTTAATACTACCTGCACCACTGCCTGTTGCAAAATTATCTTCGTCAAAAGGCACACTAAAAACTATTTCTTGTGGTGTACTTTCCATACCTGCATAAAACATATGGTCTTTAAAAGCTGCTACAAACTTTGCACCTGTAACTGCTGTACTTACTTCACCACCACCTGCTGATGTAATATCTGTAGCAGACATCGCTGTATTAAAAAAAGTTGGATTATTATCTCCATCAACAACAACTAACTTATCATTGCCATCAAAATTAAATCGTTCAAAGTTATATCTTGCTGCACTACTTCTACCTGTATCTCTTTCAGTCCAACTTTCAGATACAACTGCATTAACAGCATGTGTTGCAGCACTTGTAGAACTCGTTGCTCTTGTTACACCTGTAAATGTTGTTGATGTAACACCTGTATAAGTAAATATTTCAGAATCTATTTGTAATGTACCACTAGAACTAAAACCTGTTGTACTATCTACAGTTATAGTTCCTGAACCTGTCATAGCTGTTCCTGACGCTATAGCTGTTGCTAATTCAGTAGATGCAGAACTAAATATTTTTTGTCCTCTAGCAGCAACTACTTTATCTCCAAAGTTTACCACCATTAATACTTCTTCACTAGATGAAGATGTTTGAGGTACAATTTGTCTTACATATCTTTGAAACCCATCTATTCTTCTATAACCACCATCAATATCAGGTTCAAAGTTTTCTAATTCTAATGCTTGTCCAGGCTGCATATTAAATGTAGGTTGATTTAATACTAAACCTCCTTGACATGCAAATGAAAAAGGTTGAGTTTGAGATTGGTCAGGCATTATGTAGACCTAGCAAATATATTAGTAGTAGCATTATATGTAGATTTAGGTATATAAGTAGAACGAATATATTCAAATCTATTCACTAACAAGGTTTGCATATTTTTAATACCTTGTTCAAATCTTTGCATATTTAATTGGTACTGAGCAGTTTCACCTCTATATTGATATACAAACGCTGTTGCTCCATCTGCTATAATAGGTGAAAATCTATCAGGTATAGTTGTTGTATCGCTATGAGCTGACATGTCGGTGGGGAAAGTAAAATAATCATATTTAATAGAATATGACTTATCTGGAAATGGGTATAATGAAAAATTATTATCAGGAGTTCTAACTACAAACTCAGGAACACCACCACTTGTAAACTGTGCTACTTGAACACCACTATCGTGTGCAGAAGCTGTTGTAGAATTAGCTCCTCTTGTTACACCTGTAAATGTTGTTGAACTTCCTATAGCTGTATAAGTAACTTCTTCATTACCTATAAATAAAGTTCCTGAACTATCAAAGCCTGATGTACTTGTAACTGTAATTGTTGTTACAGAATCAGTATGAGATGTACTTAATGTTGTTGTATTTATTTCATCTTCTTGAGTTATAAAAGAATTTACGTAATCATTATAGTCAAATATTCTTAATCTGCCACCACTAACACTTAAATTACTATTTTTTACTAATCTAAATGTATTATAATCTACAGTTTTTGCATCTGTTGGTATACTATATTTAACAGAACCTGCTGTAAGAGTTTGTGTTTTTATAGTATGATTAAAAGGATATTGAAATTCTTTTTGATTAATATATCTTATAGCTTCGTTAACAGCATTCTTACATTGAGTTTGTATACCTCGTGAGCTAGTAAAATCAGAAGAACTTAATTGTACTTCATTTAATCTTGCTATTACTCTATTTGTATGTGTAAGAAATGTTTCTGCCATAATAAACTCGTGTTAAAAGGATGGCAAGTTTCCCTGCCACCCTATATCTAGCTAATTAAGCTAATTGGTCTCTATCAACCTCATCAGGCTTATCATCTAAGCCGTGACCTGCTAAATCAATAACAGTGGCATACATTCTAAGTCTGCCTGTGGCAGGAGCTGCACCTGCAATCTTAGCATCAATAGTATCTGTAGTAGTTACAAATTGAGTATAAGTTGAAGCTGCACTTCCAACAATAGTGTTAGTTTGACCATTAGAGCCTGCTGCACAAAAACCTGTAGAGGTTATATCTGCACCATCAATAATGTCATCACCTGCTGCGAAGTCCATGTCTAGAGTACAACTGCCTGTGAATGCTTTCATCACTTCTGCACCTGCATTTAAGACTAAAGTATTCGCAGGGATTTCTAACACCTGAAAGATGTCTCCATCAGAAAAGCTACCACCTGCTGCTACTAAAGCATCAATATCTAAGTATGCTTCAATATTTCTCATCACATGAGTATTTTTCATAGATGGCATAGCTGCGATAGAATTTGAGGATACCCCTGTGGTATCGGATGATGTTAAATCAAAAGTTGCCATAGTTTATCCTCCCCTTACGCTACGTTGTATTTAGCAGTTACAAGAGATTCTGGTCTAAGAATCTTTCTGCCATACAAATGCATACCACGAACAATATCAGCGAAACTGTCAGGGTCTCTGTAAGTTTCTGTTTTGTTGATTTGTTCAGCAGTTGCTACTGATGAAGTATGTCCTGCAACAATAACACCATAGTTAGAATTTTGGTTTGCAGAACCTGAAGTTCCTGGACCTGTTCCAACTGCAGGTAAGTTGTTTGACATATATACATCAAATCCGTGGATTTTGCCGATTGATAAACCTGCTCTTAGTCCACCTGATTCACCAAAGTCCTC